CGCTGAATATGTTTTATCAGCTTGGTCTTGCTGCTCACCTCGAGCGCCGTCTGGGTCAATACTTCGGTATTGATCTGGCCCGGCAGCCAGAGGTGAATCATGCGTTGGCAAGAGAGGGGTCGATTAGTGGTAAGTATTCCACGATTGATCTCTCTTCTGCCTCAGACTCTATTTCACTGCGTCTTTGTGAGCTTGTGTTACCAGGGTGGTTCTTTGAACTACTTCTGGTGCTCAGGTCAAGGACTTGTGAAGTTAAGTCTAAGCAGGTGCCATTATTTATGGTCTCTACTATGGGAAACGGTTTTACGTTCCCATTGCAAACCATAATTTTCTCGGCTATTATTAAGGCGGTTACCAATATCTTTGGTAGCCCTGACTTTGGTTGGTCGTGTTTTGGTGATGACATTATCTGTCGGAGAGAAATCTTCGACCGACTTGTTCATTACTTGGCACTCTTCAACTTTAAGGTTAACCTTAATAAGACCTTCTTTGAAGGTCCGTTCCGTGAGTCATGCGGATCTGATTGGTTTTTAGGCCAGCCAGTACGTCCGGTTTTCTGTCGAAAGCTGGACTTACCGTATGATATCATGGTCACCTTGAACCAGTTAAACGATTGGTCCTCTTATACTGGTATTCCTTTACGGAATGCCGTTCGGGTTTTACTTAAGTCTCTTGCGCCGAAGTTTCGTAACTTCGTGCCATTTGACTCTTCGTATGACTCCGGTATAAGGGTTCCTCTCGCTCTCGCAAGTGGTCATTCCTATGACGGTAACCTCTCCTTTGTCTATAAGACTTGGGAGCGGCGACCTAGTAGGCTAACTATTTCCGAGGGGGGAGTCCGTTCCCCCGATGGGTTCAGCAAGACGCTATGGTTTAACCCTCCCGGGTTGTACTGTAGCTTCTTGTTTGGTGAACTTAGGTCTCTAAGCATCATGGTCAGGCATGACCGTAAGATGTTTAGAAAGAGGCTAAGATGTTCTCCCTATTGGGATTACATCCCTACGGGTAGCCGTACTAACGGAGTGCGACTATCCTGGCAGCAGTGGGAAACTGCTGTGGCTATTAATTTAGCC